GCGGAAAGCCCCAGAGGTTCTCAAAAAGGAAACCGGCGCGATGCTCACCAAAAAAGAAATGGGCGAGGCGGTTCGAAGGATGCTTGGCAAGGAATCTGGAGCGGCGTTGAGTGAGAAGGAGCTTGCAAGCTTAGGTTTGCGTGTCGATCCTCTCGATAAAATGCAAAGCGGAGGAGCTATGAAAAAGAAAAGAATGAATGCTAAAGGCATGATGGCTGGCGGGAAGATGAAGGCCAAAGGCATGAAGGCTGGAGGCAAGATGAAAGCGAAAGGCATGATGGCTGGCGGCAAAATGAAAGCCAAAGGTATGAAGGCCGGAGGCAAGATGAAAGCCAAAGGTATGGCCATGGGCGGCAAGATGAAAGCCAAGGGCATGGCCAAGGGCGGAAAGATGACCACCAAGGGTTACGCCAAAGGCGGTGCAGCTGGCGGTATGAGAAAGCCTTCAAATAAAAATAGCGGATTGTATGGCCGCAGATAGTGGCGTATCTGCAAAGCAACGTCCCTTACTTCAAATGTTGGGTTCGTAAGGAATACACGCACAATCATGAGAAGTACCATGGCGAATTCATCCACGCCATGGCGATTGCTGTCACGACGATGCCGACCCGCTGTCTCAGCTTCCAGGTCATTTTCACCGGGGCTGAAACGTACGACGATGACGAAGAGCCAAACGTGCATGGCGGTGCGATGTGGGCCCGTATGCCCATCACAGCCCTAGTCGGTGACACGCCCCTGGAGGAGTGGCCAGAGCCGATGCCGGTTTGGGCGGCTCAACCCTGGGATTGCTCGTCTCGGGATCACGCCGTCTATGTTTTGGATCGCTGCACGCCTTGTCCCTGGTTAGCAAAAATCGATGGCGAGATGTATCCCGCCAAGTATCTTTTCACCGTTGATTACACAAACAACGAAATCGCCGACGATCCCGCTCAGCATAAGCAGAGCCATGTGCTGGAGCTGCTGGATGCTGGTGAGTGGACGGGCAATATCGTAGCACTGCCGAACAACCGGGTCAGAGTGACTCACCCCGCCTGGTTCGAGACCGGCGAGGGCGCTCCTGATTTTCGCCCGTCGCAACATATCCATTACTCAAAGTCTGATTTGGATTACACTCTGGACGTGAACCAAGTGTTCGATAATCTTTACGCGGAGACGAAGCGTGGCGGTAAGCGGAAGTAAAAATTTTGAGCTAGATGTTGCGGATTACGTCGAAGAGGCATTCGAGCGGTGCGGCTTAGAGCTGCGTACGGGTTACGATCTGAAGACAGCCAATCGATCGCTCAACCTCATGTTGGCCGAGTGGGCCAACAGAGGGCTGAACCAGTGGACGATCAACCAAAAAGAGATCTCCCTGATAAAAGATACGACCGTCTACACGATCGATACCACAACGCCAACTGCGACGATCGATGTGCTTGATGTCTTCATTCGGGAGACATTGGGCGGAGTTTCCACCGACGTGCCAATGACGAGGATGTCCCGATCGGAATATGCAAACATTTCTACCAAGACAAGCACTGGCAAACCGAACCAATATCTGATCGACAAGCAAATTAGCCCGACCATCACTGTTTGGCCTGCACCCGATCAGAACTCTAAATACGAGCTGTATCTCAACGTACTCAGTCGTATGGACGACGCTGACGCTGGCTCTGACACACTGCAGGTGCCGTTCCGATTCTTCCCCTGCCTGGCGGCTGGTCTGGCTTATTACTTGGCTTTGAAAAGAGCACCAGAAAAGGTGGCCATGCTGAAACAGCTGTACGAAGAAGAGTTCGAGCGTGCTTTGAGCCAAGACCAGGATCGTGTGTCTTTCCGGGTTGCGCCTGATTTACGCGGCTACAACTTAGGCTGATGGCATACGCAAGCAACAGACGGGCGTATGGGATCTGCGATATCACAGGTTTTCGGTATCGCCTGAAAGACATGAAAATGACATGGGATGGCCTCCTCGTCGGCCCCGATCAGTGGAGCGCAAAACATCCGCAGCTGATGCCCAAGCCCTCACCGATCGATCCCCAAGCTTTGCAAATAACTCGCCCAGACCAAGCGGCTGACGGCAATGACTCTACGGTCTTCACGGTTTATACAAACGTGGGCGATGGAAAGCTTGGCACACTTTTGCAAACATTTGCACTTACTGCTAGTGTCGGCACTGTAGAGGTAACTACATCATGAGCTTCACTTTAGCGACACTGAAATCGACCGTGCAAGATTACCTGCAAGTCAACGAAACGACTTTCAACAACAATCTAAACACGTTCATCAAAGAGGCGGAGAGCAGGATCTTCAAGCTTGTTCAGCTGCCTGAGCAACGCAAAAATGTGACGGGCACGGCGACATCGGGCAACCGGTTTCTCGCCACACCCTCTGATTTCTTTGCGCCGTTTTCGCTCGCGATTATAAACAGTAGCAGCAAATACATATACCTGGATTTCAAGCACCCTTCGTTCCTGAAGGAGTTTAGTCCGACGTCCACAACCACCGGGACGCCTAAGTATTATTCGTTGTTTGACGATTCTGCTTTCGAGCTTTCTCCGGTGCCCAATGCAAACTTTACTGTCGAGCTTCATTACCTACACAAGCCAGCATCGCTGACGGCGGGCAGTGACTCAGGTTCGACTGTGCTCTCAACAGATCACCCCGACCCGTTGCTTTATGGCACCCTGGTCGAGGCCGCTGTTTTTCTCAAGGAAGCCCCTGACGTAGTTGCCAACTTCGAGGCTCGTTTTAAGGAGGGCGTCGCACGCATGAAGAATGTGAGCGAAGGCCGTGCCACACGAGACGAGTTCCGATATGACTTACTGCGATCAGGTGTGACTTGATGGGGAAGATTCAAGAACTACGAGGCAAAAAAGTGGCAATACTCGGTTTGGGAGCATCTCAAATCGATTACGTCATAGGCGTCGAAAACAGCAAAACCTGGGATGAGGTTTGGACGATAAACTCCGCGTTAGCCGTTTTTGAATGCGACCGGGTTTTTATGATGGATCCAGCCAGTCGGTTCCTGGATACGGACGACGCTGGAAATCAAACGGATGTGATGCGTCGGCTTCTGCCCATCTACACAAAACCAATCTACACTTGCCAGCTCGACGAGCGCGTGCCAAGCCTGGTCGAATACCCTCTCGAGGAGGTTATTGAGGATCAACGCTGTGCTTACATGAACACCACCGTCGCTTACTCTCTCGCCTTCGCGGCATACCATCGAGTTGAGCATGTAGATCTTTTCGGCATGGATTTTTCGTATCGGCAAAACCTGCATTTTGCGGAGGCCGGTAGAGCTTGCGTAGAGTTTTGGTTGTGCAAGCTCATCTCCATGGGAATCACAGTCGGGGTGAGTCCACGCAGCTCTCTGCTCGACCAGAACGTCGAGTTAGAAGAACGGCTGTATGGTTATCACCGTCTCCCAAATCCGAAGGTTGCCATGCCAAACCCCGAAGGTGAGTGGGTGGTTTGCGATCGCTCCGACCTTGCAGCCATGGTGAAAAAGCATGGTCTTGAAACCACAGAGCCCCTGCGATCACCGGAGCCATACAAGGGATAATTATGTCGAGAGGTGAAATACAGCTTGGGCAGGTAATGGTGTCGACCACAGACAACCGAGGGCACGACGCTGAGTTTTGGGCTGAACAAACAACTAACAAGATTTTAGGTATTAGCGCAGAGGCTGAGCCGCATATCAGGATGCAAGCTGAGGCTTTCCGAAACCAGGTCTATACCCTTATACTGTTGGGCATGAAGAACGCCATCGCTTCTGACCGGGTGACGATACGAGGCTTACTTGCAGCCCAGGGCCACGAGGATATGGCAAAAATTATCAAGGAGCTTTGATATGGCCATCACGTCCGCGATCCCCACCAGCTTCAAACAAGAGATTCTTGTCGGCACCCACAACTTTACGGCGACAAGTGGCAACACGTTCAAGCTTGCCTTATACACCTCCAGCGCAACATTGGGCGCTTCAACCACAGCTTTCACGACGACAGGTCAAGCCTCTGGCACAAACTACACGTCCGGTGGCTCTAATCTAACCTCCGTCACTCCAACGACTAGCGGAACCACAGCGGTGTGCGATTTTTCGGATCTGACTTTCGGGACGGCTACCGTGACTGCACGCGGGTGCCTTATCTACAACTCCAGCGCATCGAACAAGGCTGCGGCGGTAATAGATTTCGGTGGTGACAAAACCAGCACCGCAGGTGATTTCACAGTGGTGTTCCCCAGTCCCACGGCGACCGGCGCGATCATTCGGATCGCGTAATGCCTCATGCCGCTGCAAACCTTAGACTTCCAGCCAGGCGTCGACAAAGAGGGCACTGACTATTCTGCGAAGGGTGGTTGGGTCGATAGCAATCTGATTCGCTTTCGCAAGGGTCGAGTTGAAAAACTGGGCGGCTGGCTGAAGCTCGGCACGACTTACTTTCTCGGAAAAGCGAGGGCCCTGCACTCGTGGATCTCCCTGGGAGGCGTTCGCTACCTAGGTATTGGCACAACTGTCAAATATTATATCGAGGAGGGTGAGGCGTTTTACGATATCACCCCGATTCGCCTGACGACCAACGCTGGAGATGTCACGTTCAGCGCGACCGATGGTTCATCCACAATCACTGTGACCGACACGTCCCATGGCGCCGTGAATGGCGACTTTGTAACCTTCAGCGGTGCCGCTTCGCTGGGCGGCAACGTCACCGCAGCGGTGCTGAATCAAGAATATCAGATCGATCTTGTCACGACCGTCAACGCCTACACCATCACCGCAAAAGACACAGACGGCGCCACCGTCACGGCAAATTCATCAGATTCTGGTAACGGCGGTTCGAGCACGGTCGGCGCTTACCAAATCAATGTTGGTCTCGACACTTTCATCAAGTCATCGGGCTGGGGCGTAGGCACATGGGGGTCTGGCGGTTTTGGCTCTGCCTCGAGCATCAGTGCTGTGAACCAGCTGCGATTGTGGACGCATGATAATTACGGTGAAAACCTGATCATCAATCCGCGAGGCGCTGGCATCTTTCGGTGGGTAGAAAACAACGGTGTCAGCACAAGGGCGCTCGAGCTTTCAGGGATATCGGGAGCGAATCTTGTGCCAACCGTCGCGTTGCAGGTGATCACCTCCGAAACCGATCGGCACTTGATCGTGTTGGGGGCAGACCCGATATCGGGCAGCAGCCGTACCGGGGTAATCGACCCAATGCTGATTGCATTCAGTGATCAAGAAAACGAACTCGAGTTCGAGCCGACCGCTACGAACACAGCTGGTTCGTTGCGTTTATCCTCCGGCTCTTTCATCGTGGGAGGCATCAAATCCCGACAAGAGGTTTTGGTTTTCACCGACACCAGCCTGTACTCGATGAACTTCATCGGGCCACCCTTGACCTTTGCTCTGAACCTGGTCAATGAGGGATCGGGTCTCATCGGCCCGAAGGCGGCGGTCAACGCGCCAAACGGCGTATTTTACGCAAGCAAGACGGGGTTCTATTTTTATAACGGCTCAGTGAAAAAGCTGCCATGTTCCGTTCAAGAGTTCGTCTTCAACGATCTCGACTTGGGGCAGGCGTTCAAATGCCACATGGGTGTGAACAGTGAGTTCGGAGAAATTTGGTTTTTCTACCCAAGCATCGAAGACGCAACGGGTGAGATCAGCCGTTATGTGATTTATAACTACGAAGAGAATCACTGGGCTGTTGGCAGTTTGATCCGATACTCCTGGTTAGATGCAGGTATCGAAGATCTTCCTGCAAGTGGAGCCACTACCCCACAGGGCGAGTGCATTTTCGAGCACGAGACTGGCTTCGATGACAATGGCGCTGCGATGACTGGCGTATTCATAGAGAGTGCGGATCTTGATATCAGCTCAGGCGATAGCTTTAGCTTCATCAAAAAGATCATACCGGACATGAAGTTTGTCACCGATCCAGCGGTGTCGAATACTCCTGCCATGAATATCGTTTTGAAACGGCGTGACTTTCCGAACCAATCTCTGACCGTAGATGCCACAACGCAAGTGACACAATCCTCGACGTTCAGTAATGTCCGAAGCCGCGCGCGACAGATGGTATTCCGGTTCGAAAGCGACGACGATAATACTGCAAATGATCAACTCGGTTACAAGTGGCGGCTCGGCTCAACGAGGATTGACATACAGCCTAGCGGCAGACGTGCATGAGCAAGCTGCTCGAAACGCGGCTGCCGTTTGCCCAGGGCGAAACGGTGTCAGCCGATACGTTCAACAGACTCATCCGTATTCTCGAACTGAACCTGAGCCGTGTCGATTTCACAATATCACCGCATTTCAACGCCACCGAAATCAGTGAGCTTCAGTTTGCAACCGGCTCGATCATATTTAATACTACGACGCAGATTCACCAAGCTTTCGACGGGACGCAGTTCAGGGATCTGTATAGTCATCAGACGTACCCGACAGGCTTGGCGGCAACGACAGCAGTGGGTGGAGTATCGGTGACAATATCATGATGGAACTCGAGCAAGCGTTACTCAACGTCTACAACACAAAAGACAGGCAAACAGCTGAGCCTTTTGCTGAAGGCGGAACCGTCGTCGAAGCTGAAACAGAGACAACTCCCGAAATGGATCGGATGCTGATGGAGGCGCAACAAGGTGTCGCCGAGGGAGCACAGCAGGATCCAAACGCCTCCTTGATTGAATACATCGATGAGCTGATGGCTCAACGCGACCAAGCAGAAGACCCTGGCGAGCGCGCCCAAATCGAGCACATGGCGGAAGCAGCGGTGCTGAGCCAGGAGGCCCCGATGGCCGCTCAAGCTTTTGAGATCGCAGCACAAGGCCGGGGCGAAGACACTGCCTTGGCGCACCTTAGACCGGGTGAGGTGGTTCTGCCGCCAGAAATGTTCGAGGATCCAGAGTTTGAACGGATGGTCGAGAGCCGTTTTGGCGAGCTTGATCTGGATCCAGAGGCCCATGTCGTTGGGCTTGGTATTGCAAGCCTCAACCCGATCACCGGGTTGGAAGAGTTCGGCTTTTTCAAGAAGATCGCCAAAGGAATCAAGAAGGTTGTAAAAAAGGTCGTCAAGCCGATCGCAAAAGTCGCTCAATTTATTCCGGGGCCCTGGCAACCGATCGCAGCGTTGGCGAACAAAGCATTTACCGTTTATGACGTAGCCAAAGGTCGAGCCAACCCTTTGAGCTTGTTGACTGTTGCAGGGCCTCTGGCGACTGGTGGTGGTCTTGGCAAAAATATTGGAGACATCACAAAAGCTGGTGGTGGCAGCTTCCTCGGCGGCATAGGTAAAGGGCTCGCCGGAACGGGCTCTGCTTTACGCGGCGGTATTGGGAGTTTGTTCTCAAACCCCGTTGAAGCGTTGACGAAAGACCTGCCGAACCTATTAAAAACTGCAAACTATCAAGGGATGTCGCCCGCTGAAAGGACAACAGATGCCGTATCGCGTTTGCGCGAACTGACCCAAGACCCGAAAATAAATGAGTTAGTGCAAGGATTCCGAAAAGCTGGCTTGAATCCAGTTCAGCAAATACAAGCTCTCCAACAAGCGGGAGCAGGCGGATCGATGCTCGGCAACATCTTCAGCGGTCAAACTTCGTTGGGGAATATTTTAGGCGGCACGGGCCTGCCGGGGCAGCAAAGCGGTGGTGGACTCGGTGGATTACTTGGCGGCGGGCAGCCAGGCCAAAGCCAGCTTGGTTTGATTGAAGACTTTTTGAAAGGCAGGCCGTCAGACCCGGTGCGACAAGGCGGAGGCATTGGCGGTTTGTTCGGCGGCGGCGGCGGCGGTGGTTTCAACTTAGGAACCCTCGGCGCGCTCGGTGCTGCCGGCTTGATTGGCAAGCTTGCCTATGACGAAGCCAAGAATATGCGCGGTGTGCCCTTGACTCCGCTCACGCAAGAGGGCTCAACAGGCCGATACAATATAGAGGCCGAGATAGCTCGTCGTATGGGCAAAGAAGCGCCCGATCCGGTTGAGTTCGGTTTATTGCCAGAAGGCACAATACCAACTCTGAGCGGCGGTAGACCGACACCGACGCCAAGGGAGGAATCACAGCAGCCTGTCATGTCGGACGGAATTCAAGTCGGCGGGAGGATGAAAAGAAATCCCGAAGGCATGATCAACATGATGTACGGTGGCCCAGTCATGGCCTTCGCCGAGGGCGGCGATGTCGCGATGGAAGATTTCAAAAGAATGGATGGCCCAATCAACGGGCCTGGCACCGAGGTCAGCGATGACATACCGGCGATGTTGTCAGATGGTGAGTTCGTCATGACTGGACGCGCAGTGCGAGGGGCCGGGGCGTTTGATCTCCAAAGAGGTGACGGCGGCATTCTGACGCTTACGCCGAACGGCAGTGAAAGCAGAGACAAAGGTACAAATCTTATGTACGAGATGATGGAGCTGTTCTCTGAGTTCGCTGACAAACCAAAGAGGGCGGCCGCATGAGCATTTTGACGCCGGGACAGTTGGCACAAGTTCGTCGTTTCCAGGAAGGCGGCAGCGCAGGACAGCCGTTTGTGGGCGGTGTCACCAAGACAGAAACTCGCATGGATCCGATCACCCAGCAGCTTTTGTTTGGGCTTGACGGGCGAGGCGGTTTTATCCCCGGCGCTTTCCGCGCAGCAGAGCGAACATTCTTTGATGATCAGGGCAGGCCGATCGTCATACCACAAGAAATAGCTGGTCTGTCTCCCGATCAAATCAGAGCGATGCAGCTTGCACGGCGCAACGTGGGCGTGCAAAGACCCTTCATCGATAGGGCTGTCAGAGAGGGTGCGGCAGGAATCGGTTCAATCCGCAGAGGCTTGGAAGACCAAGCTCTTGCGTCTCGCAGGGCTCTCGAAGCCACACGAGAGGGCGCTGGTTTCGCGCTTGATCAACGCGATCGGGCTTTGATGGATGCTCTGCGCGGCACGCAAGAGGGTCGAGGTCGAGCCTTACTTGCCGAGGATAGATTGCGTGGCGATCTCAGCGATTTGGCTCGACGGGGCGTGCGAGACACCCAACGATTTGGCATGGATCTTGCGCGCGCTCGTGACGTCGGTCTGAGCGAAGCGCAAAGGTTGAGAAGAGGTCTCGGGGAATCTGAGCAATTGCTCAGGGGCACGACCGGAGATTTTGATTTGGCAGCTGCGACTCAACGACTGCAAGATCCTTTCGAGGAGCAGGTCGTTCAGCAGATGATTCAAGATGCAACTGAAGGGCTTGCAAAACAAGACATAGCCCAGGCTGCTCGAGACATACAAACCGGTGGCGAGTCGGCTTTCGGGTCTCGAGCCCGATTGACGGCAGCTGAGCGGGCCGAGGCTTTGGGTCGAGGTTTGGCGAAGAGTGTTGGCGGTCTGAGATCCCAAGGTTTTCAAAGAGCACAACAAACCGCGATCGCAGAAGACGAGCGGAGACGGCAAGCAGCCAGGAGCGCAGCTTCTGGCCTGGCTGGTTTGCGGGGCCAAGATTTTGCCGCTGGCACCGGATACGGCAACCTGTTGCAGCAAACCGCTCAGCAACAACTAGGCGCTCAACAGCAGCTAGGTGCGCAACTAGGACAGCAGGCTCAACAGCGTTTTGCAGCAGGTACAGGCTTAGGCCAGACGCTCACACAGCTGGGTCAGCAAGATGCAGCCGCACGCCAAGCAGCCGGACAAACCGGTATGAATATCGCAGGACAGCTCGCCGGGCAGTTCGGTCAGATCGGCCAACAACAGGCGGCTGGCGGCCAGGCGCTCGGCGCAGCTCAGATGGGATTTGGTCAAACGCTTGCCGGGCTCGGTAGTCAAGCCCAGCAGGCCGGTATGCAGGATGTGGCAGCACTCCAGGGTATCGGCGGCATGGCCCAACAGCAAAGGCAGCGTGAGCTAGACGCTCAGAGGCAGGCGTTGCTGCAAGCGCAGCAGGCTCCGCTCGCGCAATATCAGGCGTTGATGCCATTCGTTCAATTGAATCGTCCTGGTCAAACTCAATTCCAAACTCAGTTCACTCCGCCTCCTTCTGCGCTAGGCGCAGGACTGACCGCAGGGCTGGGCGCTTTGGGAGCACTTGGCACCTACGCCTCACAAAACACGCCGTACGGCCGTCCCAACATACCGATGTAACCGAGCTGATATCTGATGGCTATTTCTCGAGCGCAACTGTCTGAACAAATCGACGCCCTTTCAAAAGGCGGCGAACCAACGGCGGCTGCGCCTGAAGCGGATCCGACAGTGGCTGATCAATATGTGGCTGGATTGAAATCTATCGACCGATCGCCTGTGGCCTACAAAGACGTAGCTGAAAGAGCGAGAGAGCTGGCGGCTTTCTTCCCAGCACCCAGGCGCATGAGCCTGTTTGACCTGGCCAGCAGTGTGGCGAGAGGCCTCGCACAAAACGCACAAAGCGGTAGACCCACGCCACTGGGCTATGGTCTCGGCGTGGGCTTCGATTTGTTTACGCAGGAATCACAGCGCCGTAGAGATGAAGCCGACAAGATGAAACAGCAGCTGTTGCTGATGGCCCGCCAAGAGATCGAGAAGGAGCGGGCTGACGACATCAAGATCGCAGAAGCGGGGCTCGAGGCCTCCTTCAAATTACAGCTCGAAAAACTCAAGCAAGCAGGGTCGGGTGTATTTCAGGGAAAAGGCGATCTGGCTTCTGCTTTGAATTTTATTTTGCGCGCGGAGCAAGAGCCGGAACTAAAAAAGACTGCGGAATACAAGATCGCTCTGGCAGTAGCAGGCAGGCCGAGGACGCAGGTGATACAGACCGAAGAGGGCGCCAAAACGATCGTCGTACCCGGCTTAGATATCAACAAAGCTCTGGGCACTACGACAGACGCCACTACGACTCCTCCACCAGAAGCGCCTGAAGGATTCACTTTTACGGGCGAGTATCTTGATGGCAAACCGGTTTTTGAAAACGCCGATGGCGAACGGGGCACAATGCAATGAGCACGTTCAAGCGTTTGACACCTGACGAAGAGGCTCGACTCTCAAAAGCACCTACGTCTGGGTTTGAAGCGAAACCGATCGCAGGGACAGAAAAGAAAAAAGACCCGTTTACTGAAGGGCAAAAAAAAGCAGCGGGCTTCGCCGTGCGTATGGATGCTGCGGTCGGACAGATGGAGGCGCTCGAGGACAGCGGTTTCAACCCCGTCAACGCTTATGATGTCACGGTTGAAAACTTCCCGTTCGTCGGCGACTTGGTTGAAAACTATTTCAAAACCGCTAAGTATCAGCAGTACAACAGAGCCGTGAATGATTTCTTGACGGCCCAGCTGCGCAAAGAGTCTGGCGCACAGATCAATGCGAGTGAGTTCGATCTCATGTACAAAACGTACTTACCTCTCCCTGGCGATAAGGAGGCCGTTCTCCAGGCCAAGCGCGAGGCTCGACGCGCTGCGTTAGCGGCCATGATAGGCGACGCGGGCGAAGCATATAAACGCACGGCCGATATCGTGGCCGCTGAGGCGGGAGACGCTGCGCCATCCCGCCCATCGTCTGACGAGGCTTTACGGATCTTGATCGAAAGAGCTAAAAACAATCCCGAGTTACAGGCTGAACTCAGACAGAGGGGGCTCATACCGTGACGCAGAACGCGCTAGATACGCTAAGTGACGACACTTTGTTGCGGATGGCTACCCCGGTCGGGAAAGGCATGGGTGTCGCAGACACCGGTGATTTCGATAATAGTGTGCTCATGGATATCGCTGCGCGACGCCTGTCTGATTCAGTCGACACGCAGAGTGGAGCGCCTGCTGGCGTAAGGGCCCAGGTCGCTGCCGCACAACGCCAAGAGGACAAGCTGTCGACTCTCAAGAATTTTTTCCCTGACGCCGTGCCGGTCGAGGTTTTCGATCCAGAGTATGGTGCGACCAAGTTCGGTCGGGGCAACTTTGTTTTCACCAATCCAGAGACGGGTCAGCTCACCCTGTTCGATGAGGATATCCGCCTGTTCGGTATGCCCATCCCGACGTTGGGAGACATCGCAGACGTTGGGCCTGAGATAGCCGAGACAGTGGGCGGCGTCGGCGCCGGTTTGCTTGCAGCAGGCGCGGCCGGAACAGCAGCTTCCCCCACCATTATTGGATCGGTGCCAGCCGCTACAGCCGCATTTATCGCGGGTGAGGGTTTGGGCAGCGCGACGGCTCGAGAGGCTTACATTAGCATTTTGGATTATTTCGGCGAGACCGAGGACAACCGGACTGGCCTGGAACGGCTAGGCGACTTCTCTACCACCGCCGCAATCAACGCAGCTGCGGGGCCGATCGTCAGCAAACTTGTCGATGGGGTGAAGTTCGTTTCCGGCGCACCGATTCGATATGCAAGCCGAGCAATGTCTGTCCCTGCGAGAGAAGCGTTAGAACGCATGACGAGAGCAGGCGTGTCGTCGCCTACCCTGGGCCAGGTCACGGGTAGTCCGTTGTTCAACCTGGTCGAAAACTCTGTGCTTTCGAATCTGCCCACATCGACTGTTACGATGCGTAACAACGCGCAGCAAACCATCAGAGAGATTGATGCGTCTGTAGCAAAATTGGCAGAGCAATATGGCGGAGCCCGCACAACTTCAGACGCGGCTTACCGAACAATGGATGCTGCCCAGGCAGCGCGTGCTCGATATGACGAGAAAGTAAACGAGATGTACAACGCAGTCGGGGATCTGATTCCTGATGATTTGACTTCTCAAGCCAAAAACACCATCGAATTTACACAGCGGTACTTGGCTGACTCGCGCAGTGCGACCGGCAAAGAGGATGTTGCTACCGCTCTGAGACAAGCAGAGAAAGTGTTACAGGACGCAAAGGATGGACTGCTTACTTACGATCGACTCAAGGATTTTCGCAGCAGCTTGATGAGCACGGTTCGCAAGGCAGAGAGCCAGGGCGCCTTGGATAAATCTGAGCAGAGAGTAAAAGAGCTGGTCGGCTTCGTTACAAAAGACCTGGATGATCTCGTGGGTTCTGCGAGCGGTCGTCAGCTTGATATGTTCGACGAGGGTGCTGGTGTCAATGCTGGGCAAGAAATCCTCAAGCGATACAAAGCTGCAAATGCCTTTGTCCGCGAGAATATGAAGAAAGGCGGCGACGTTGCTTTTATCGATGACGTGATTAAGCGCGGCGAGTCAGAGGCCACCGGAGCTTTGCGATTCGTTTTGAGTGGAACGAAAGAGGGCGGCGAGCGCATCGAAAAACTGCGCCGACAATTCACACCGGAAGAGTTCAATGTCTTGTCGGGCTTCATGCTCGGAAAGATGGGAACACCCACAGCCAGTGTCATGGGCGCTTCTGAGATCGGCGAAGCAGCTGCCAAAGAAGGGGCGGATATTGTTTCTGACGCGGGCTTCTCTCCGGCCAGATTCTTGACCAATTGGAACAACCTTTCCCCAGAAGCAAAGCAGGCTTTGTTCAACGGCACCGAATACAAAGAGCTTGTGCCTAAACTGGACGACCTGGTTTTCACGATCGAGCGAGTAGGTAAAGCCGCGTCAGATATGGCAAACCCCTCTGGAACCGGTCGAGCAATCGCAGCCATGGGAATGCTAGGGGTGTTAGGTGCCGATACTGCGTTCGGTCGTATGATGGGCTCTGACGGCTTTGAGTACGGATTCGGCAGTTTGATTGGCCCGTATGCTGGGGCCAAGCTGATGACCAACCCTGACTTTGTGAAGTGGCTGACCACCGGCGTCGAGAAAGCGGTATACAATCCTAAGTCTTTCGGTCAACACGTCCGACGCCTGGGCCAAATCTTCGAGGTGAACCCTGATATACGGGACGAGGTTCGCGGTGTTTTACAGGGTTTGACGCAAGAGACGATCGAGCCCCTACCGACTGAAGGCAGCAAGTCTCAGCAAGAAAAGGGTCAGACGCCTCGTGACAATGAGATCGGTTTCCGAACAGCGGTGCCCAAAAGCACGGCAGATCGCATATTGCCTAACACCGACGAGATGATGGCTCGGGCTAACACCATGACCATCCCCCAGGTAGGGCCACCCCAGGTTGATGTTTTTGAGCCATTACCAGAAGCAGAGCCAGCAATGCCTGCATTCTCAGTCGCTGACTCTCCGACGATTTTACCCAACCCCCAGGATCGAGAGATTGCTCAAAGGTTGCGTGGGCCTTTAGGTGGGATCGCTAGTCTCAGTTAGCTGCGGTAAGTAATCCGGCTCAGCCGGAGTGGCAACGATCATCGCGCCGTTGACGTTCCAATCGAAGTCATAACCCATATGCACGTCACCCTCGACTTCGATCATCAGGTTGCGGCTGGTTAGCCGGAGCAGGGCTGCCTGCTGATGGAGGGTCATCCGACTGAAAAGATCAATAACTTCACTGGCCTCCAGCATCGGCTGGTAGCTTTGTGGCAGTCGCTCCTGCGATTGTTTTTTGAAGAAGTTGATCAATGGTAGTCTTCTCTGAATAACTTGCGGTGCTCTTGGTCGATCATGCGTTTGAGTTGGGCGATCAAAGTGCGGCCCTCGTGATTGCAGATATCACGCAGCATCTCATAGGTATCTGTGTCGATCGCGAGCGACTTGCGCGCAGGCTTGTTAGCGTGCGTCTGATCGTCTATTTCTGCCGTTTCATCCATGCCGGAACCCTTCGAATAATTGCTCGATTCTACAAGATTGTATAAGATTGTACAATGTACGAGATAAAAAACTATATGTTATCAATGCAGTCGCATTGGTTTATAAACCAACCTCTCTATAAGGCTGTCCAGGAAACTGTTCCGATCATCGCGGAGTATCGCACTAAGGAGGGTGTGAACCGTATGCCGCGCACCCCAGCACAGCAGCTGTGCAAAAAAATTTTTCCTGATATCTACCGGGTGCCGCTCTTTCGTCGTCAGTTTTGCAAGATGCTGGTGGAGGAGATCAAGCACATGGAAAGGGAGATCGTGTTCCAGGTGAACGAGGATGAGGACGAGCTGCGACAGATCCCCGAGATCGTTCTGCGCGATCACGTCCCGGAGCTGTACCGTAATATGTGGTTCGTCGTTCAGAACGTGTTGAACCCAATTTTTTACAGCCTGTATCAGCGCGACTGTCACGACGTCGCCTCGATCCAGATCGCGAACTACAACCCCAAAGACAAACAAAAAGGCGCCTGGCACCATGATGAAAGCGCCGACATCAGTGTCGTTGTCCCTTTGAACACCGATGGGTACAAGGGTGGCGGGACTGAGTTCCACAACCATGGCGTGCTGAACCCGCTGCCCAGCGGACACGCGCTGATCTTCCCTAGCTTCACCAATCTGCACCGTGGCCTGGCGGTCGAAAGCGGTGATCGATACCTCCTGGTCTTCTGGCTACATAACAAGAGACGCCTGGTCGAAAACTACGAAGAGCTTGTTTGAGCGAAAAATAATTCAAATTATTTGTATAAAAGTGTAGACATCGACACGGTAATATGCCATAATTACTTCGTAATTGAGGAGAAGTGATGATGCTAATACTGAAGATCAACGAAATGACCCGAAACGACATGGTGAAGATTGCCGAGGCATCTCCCGCCGAAATGACCGCTGAGATGGCAGAGTTCTTGGCGGAGCTGGTCAAAAAAGGCAAGTACGCCAAACCCACCGGTGACGAGTTTGACGTGTTCGATGAGCTGTTCGATGCGATGGAGGAAGCCGCTTAATCCAACTGACGAGACCAGGTGGTGCCTGGTCGAAACCCCTACGGGGGTCTTGGATAACCAAATGGAGAAGTGATATGAACTATTTGCAAGAGCAATACATCGAGTCGTTACATTCTGCGCTCGATGGTTGTTACCGAGACCTCGATTATTACGAGAGCCTCGGCCACCAGAGTAGGATCGATGAGGTCGAGCGGGTGATCGCTTCTCTCAAAAAACAGATCGATGAGGCCGCATAAGCGGCCATTTCTCCTGGAAAAAGTGCAAATAATTGTATAAAAGTGTAGACAACGACACGGGATTATGAGACAATACTCTTGTTGTTGAGGAGAATGTGATGAAAATTTTGTCTTTCGGTGGTGGTGTTGACTCTAGTGCGATCTTGACGATGCACTTGATGGAGAAGGATCTCGGGATCGAGGAGGTCATTTTCGCCGACACAGGAGCCGAGTCCAAGAAGACGTACGAGAACGTCGAGTTTTTCAAAGGCTTGTGTGCCGATGCTGGCTTGCCGTTCACGATCGTCGCCAAAGATGGTGAGAACATTACCGAGTGGGTCACTAGGTTGGGAATCGTTCCGGTGATGCCTGGCGGGAGCCACGTCTGTTCTAAGAAGTACAAGGGTGACGTGATCCAGAAGTGGATCGACACCAAGTACCCCGACGAAGAGATCACCTACTTGATCGGGATCGAGTTGGACGAGGGCCACAGAACCGAGAGGTTCACCAAGCCCAAGGGCGACAAGAACACTTACGAGTACCCCTTGGTCGAGATGGGTATGACCAGGCAAGACTGCGTTGACTTGTTGGCCAAGTACGGAGTCGAGGTCGCCAAGTCTAGCTGTGTCTTCTGCCCCTTCATGAGCCCCAAGGAGATCAAGGACATCAGGAACGATCCAGAGGCTTGGGAGACAATCAAGCTTGTCGAGAAGAACTTCAGCGAGGCATCTCCCAGAAAACACCAGGCTTGGATCGATGCAGGCAAGCCGTTGAACAAGGGCGGCAAATGCAACAAGGGACACTGGAGAAAAGACTCCTGGGCTGAGGGCGCCAGGTTGTTCACCAAGAAACACAACGGCAAGAAGATGACCGTCCAGGAATGGGAAGCGGCAATCGATGCCGGAGAGTTAGACCAAGTAGCTTAAACAAGGAGAAGTGATATGGGAATTTTAGTCGACATCTACAGGAACGGACGCGACTGCACCAATGGTGGTGAGTCATCTTTCGCGAAGGGTTTTTGTGTGATGAACGCCGAGGGGCCTTTCGAACCGTCCGACAGATATCCAGCTGCGCAGTTGGTGGTTGCAATGCCGATGGGTGGGAGAAAGATATTGAGATTGATCCCCGAATCTGTGAGAGACAGGTGGACGATGTTTGGCGGTAACTACGCAGGAACCTCTGATGGTAGGTTTGGCGCGCTTTGCGAAGAGTTACTTGGCTTTTATTTCTACGGCGCGGTTGCGATTCACGACAGGGTGGAATGATGAAAAATGCCAAAGACTTGATTAGGGCGATCGACTTCGCAATGACCTATCACGAGGGCCAGGTCGACAAGGGTGGGGCGCCGTATGTGCTCCACCCGATCCGAGTGATGATTGCAGTACATAAATTGAATCCTGGTTTGCCGATCGAGGGTTTGATCGCTGCGGTGCTTCACGATGTACTCGAGGATACCGACGCTACGATCGGCGACATCGAGGTCTTGTTCGGCGAGGAGGTGGCGAACACGATCGCCTTGTTGACCAAGATACCGTACGAGCCAAACGACTTGTATTACGACCGATTGAAGGAGTACGACACAGCTGCCTGGATCAAGTTGGCCGATTTGCAGGACAACTTGGATGTAACCAGGTTGACCAGCTTCACCGAGAAGGATGCAGCTAGGGTTGCCAGGTACAAAGTGCGAGAGCGAGAGTTGCTCGAGCATTTGGGCGAGGCATAAGAAGCTCGCTCGTTATGTCAAATTGGTATATAAAAAACTACAAAAAAGTAGACAACGACACGGTAATTTGAGACAATATCTTTGTCGGGGGATGACCCCATTAACTAGGAGAAGTGATGATGAAGACAGAAGCAGCGAAGTGTGCAGCGGTGATCAGAAAGTATATGAAGGCCAAGGGTGTCAAAGCCTCTGTGACTTCTAAAAACTACAGCATGGGCGACAGTGTGAACGTCAAGATCAAAGAGATCATCGATCCCAAGGTCTTGAACGAGATCAACGACGACTTGGCCATGTATCAGTACGGCAAATTCGACGGGATGCAAGACCTGTACGAAAACACAAACGTCATGGACGAGATTCCACAGACGAAATACTTGTTCATTGAGTACGATTACAAGGTCGCCGATGTTTTCACTGAGACCTTGGTCGAGATCTTGAAGGACAAGATCAATTATGTCGGCCCCAATCCCGAGTACGAATACCAACAAATGGCCAGGGGCATCTTGTACGGCAGAGAGCAGTTCATGACTTTCGGCGAAGCTTGCGCCGCGATCATTGAGTATTGCAACAAAAACGAGGCCGCGTAAGCGGCTCTCCCAACCTCAAAAAAACAAGGAAAGTGATGAGCGAAGAAATAAATTATCAAATGGGCGAAGAACAAATCCAAGCGATCGACGAGTTCCAGGACGGCATTCTCGATCTGATTCAAAACATGGGCGAGAGGGAGGTGCCACCGGAAGAGGTGATTTTCCAGGCGGTGCGAATCTTCTCTGAATTTGCTTTCGACATGGCGCCGTCTGAAGAGGTCGCTCGCGAGACGATCGACATCAGCGTCCGGGAGGCTTACAAGAATGTGTTCGAGGGTGGTCGTGAGCCATGTCCCAACTGCTCAGTCAAGCATTGAGGAGGTTGGTCATATGAAAGCCACTCAAAAAATTGTGACCAATCACCCGACCGCAGCGGTGTTTGATTACTCAACCTCAAACAAACTGCGTACTGTTTTTTTCAATTTCGTCGAGCAGTTCTACCTGCCAGATCTGAAGGAGGTCGAGCCCGACTGGGCTGATCTGTTTATCGCGGTGGTGGTGAATCACGACGCGACGGTTGATCAGATCGATCGGATCCTGGACGACGCGCTCGACCGAATGGGGCACCCGCCTCTTTCGCTTGTGAAGCACGTTCGGCGTATGCGTCGAGAGACTCTCCAAACTTAACCTCAAACCAACGCTCCCAGCGGTACTTCCTGCTGGGTACAAACTCTCGGCGCTTGCGCCAGATCGAACGGGCCGCATGGTATTTGATATCAGCGGCCCATTTTTTTTCCTGGGCTAGATCCTCAGCTGAGATCGCCAATGCCAAACTCGGTGACACTCTGCTGGTTGAATGGCTGGTACTCCCCCTTTTGCTCACACTCGAGCGCCAAAGCCATCGCCTGCTCATTGCGCGCGTCAGCGTACGCTAAGGCTTCCTCAGAGAGCGTATACACGGCGTAAGGGTAGGGGTGTGCCTTCTCCTGGGCTAGGAAGTAAAACTTCTCTGTGGGCAATCCTACAGCCCTACAGCCGTTGAGATAATAAGCAGCTTGCTGGTGGTAGTTGAACGAGTTGATTGCCGATCGGAATCCCCTGGCGGATGCGTCGCGGCAGGTTTTGAGATCCCAAACGTCAGTCCCGGTATGCCAGTCTAGTTTGCCCTTGCACGGCTGACCGTTCCACTCCCAGCAAAGGGTCAGCTCGACCCGGTGCTCTGGTTTCGGTACGTACTCTTCCACCACCTGGCGCCGTTCCATACAGACGTCATACAGATCTTGCTTGCATGGTGTGCGATCGCCGAGGCCCTCTAGCCACTCTGCGTACTCTGCCTTGCCTGCTTTGGTTCGCTTGTCAACGACTGGTTCGATCGCGTACTCGTCGAAAAATTTGTGGTGCTCCAGGAAAACCGTGTGCTGCACTCGGCCCTCGAGAAGGGCGGGTGATTCCTTGAACTCCTGGTGTTTCCAGGTGTACGGACAACGAATGATCGAGGTCAGATCGTGCGATCGCCAAGCTGGGATCGAGTCATAGGTGGGGTAGTCGAGGTCTTCGTAAATACCGGGTTTGAAATCCATCATCTTCTCCGAGATCAGAACAACGATAGCAAGAAGGCCAGGAGCCAAATGCTTGCCGCCAGTGTCACGCCATACAACAAACCCTTTTTTGTCTCGTCGTCTAGCATGGCAAAAAAACCCGCCTTTTGGGGAACGCGGACGGGGCGCGTTAGGAGAGAGTGTGTCGGCTCCCATCCCCTGCTCGTCTTCGACCGCCCTGACGAGCTAGGACATGAAGGGCCACAACGCCCCGGTCAAAATAGTCCCGCCTGTAGGCTCAGTGGGCGGGGCACTGTTGGAGGGCGTGATGAACCCTTAGCCTAAACCGAATCCGACCACCAGGCCGAGACCGAATGCCCCGAGCATGGCGTATCCCGTAAATATAGGCAACCGGTTGGCGCCCCAAAATTTACGATGATTCATAACTTTTCCTCGGATCGTCGCCCATCGAAAACCGCTGATACCATATCGATTTTGCCTTATCCTGGTTCGCATCATCCTTTTTCCCTGCTCTCCATATGTATTTGAAGCTGGCAATCTCAGCGTACTCCTGCACTCTCTTGAGCCCGAACGCAGACACCATGGCGTCGATGCACTCGATTTCTCCAGAGGCGTAGTGACTGGGTGAGTTCACCATATCGCCTTTTTTGTGCAGTATCTCGCGCCAGGTTTCGTCTGGATCGCTCTGCATAGCGTCCCAAACCGACTGCGCAAGCCCGTAATGCGTTTTAACAGCCACCGACGCCTCGCCCACCCCGCACCCAGGGTTCTGCTCAAAGTATCTGATCAGCTCCGGCGCTCTGGGCGATTTCAAACCTCTGTATTGCTTCATGCTTGCCTCTAAAACGGAATGTCGTCCTCAAAATCAGCTTCCTCGACGTCAGCTGCTGCCACAGACGCAGGCTTGTCGTTACCCTTGGCCAGAGCTGCTTGCATCTCAAAGCACGGCTCAATCTTCTCCTTGCCAGGCTCATCACACCCAGCGATCCCCCAGCGGATAAATTGCGGCAGCTCTTCAAAGATGTCACACATCTTTTTGCTCTGCTCATTCGACTCGCCAGTGAACTCCTTGAGGTAGTCCTCGAGGTCAAACACCACCTGCTCGTTGATGGTGGGCACCTTCTTGGCTCCACCGTCCGCGCTGAACACCCCGGTCACTTTCGAGCGGCCGCCGCTCGTCAAACCGACGCTGATTTTGCAGCTTACACCCAGGATCGCAGTCAGATCGAAGCCTGCCAGCTCCTTTTCGCTGAAGGGCCGGTTGCGCCACATTTGCAGATCGCGGCGAAGGTTCGACCGCTCACCCAGGCTTAGGGTGTACTCTTTGAACTCGGACATCGGACGGCCGTCCTCTAGCAGGCATTCGGGCAGCTCCCAAAAGATATACAGCTTGTGCTTCTTTGAGATCTCGCCTTTGAAGTCCGTCAACTGGGTGCCCGCGTCCACGATCTTATAGCAGATCGCTGAATGCTCACCCTGGGGTGTCTGTTCGTATTCGGAACCCCCCGAGTCTGATGCTAGAATGGCCATGCCGTTGTCCTTGTGTTTTGCATAAAGTTACAACATTATGCACAAGGGCAAACGAGTGATGCAAGGAAAAACATGGCAATTAAGATCGAGGGCAGCAAAAAGAACCATACCCCAAGAGAGGGCTTGTGATTGGCGGAGACATCGGTCGTGCATACATGCAGATCGATGGCAAACAAAAGCTCGTCGGGTGGTATCAGTGTTGGCTTGACCAAGAAGTGCCATTCGGTCGCTGCGGTGATCGCACCGTGAGCAACGACGAGCCGATCGCAAAATGGCGGGCTGAAAACGACGGCAAGCATCAGATGACTGACGCGCAGCGGGCCGAAATGGCCAGGCTTTCTGAGCAAGCGCGAAAAGACCGCGAGAAGCGGCAAAAAAAAGCCGCTGAGACTGCAAAAAAACTATGGGATACCTACGAACAAGCCAGTGAATCCAACGCTTATCTGGTTCGCAAGGGCGTTGAGAACCATGGTTTGAGGGAGACAAAAGACGGCCGGTTGGTGCTCCCGGTGCTCGATGCAGACTTGAAAATCGTCGG